CTAAGATTTAGGTCTTAGGACAGGCCCCTCTCTGAATAAATTCGGTCAGAGAGGGCTCGAGAACCCAGCGAACCGTAGGATGCAGGGAAGACTCATACACCCATCGCACCTTGGTCCGCCAGCTACCCTTCGCAGAACTTCCCGCATGTCCAGTTTCCTGGACGTTGAGTTGAGAAGGACGGCGAAGCTTATACGCGTACAAAGCGTCCTCACGCGCCAAGATCACTCTTGGAACGTAGTCAAGAACATGGCACCTAAAGCCATGATTCTTGTCTAGCATAAAATCGCTAAGGGGTCGCAGGAAGCCTCCATCCTCGGTGAGCCCGTAAGGGATCCTCGGGAACGGTCGAAGGGGATAGCTTGCGCTAAGCACCTTCGTTGCCTTCTTGATGAGTGTTTCTGGCTCATCAATCAAGACACGGTCTCCAAACCGCACAAGACGGTTATGTGCACGTATAATCTCAGAAGGATGTTTCACAACTTCCTTCTGGTAAACAGGTGTAACTTCGACTCCGCAGTGGAAGTGTTTCCCACAGCTTTCGAAGAAGTTACCGTCCTTGAATGATTTCTTCTTGTTCACCGTAAACCCACAAACCTCGAGCATTTCTACAAGAGGATCGAAGGCGTCACGAGGTACAATAATGTCATCACCATAGACGGTTACCTGATTTACGAAGCCAAGATTCTCTGAGACTGTGCACGCAAGTGCCCAGAATATGAGAGTCTCTAACTCGAAACAGAACGCATTTCCCATGGATGCGAACTTTTCAGTCCGTACCCACTCATTGCCCACCCGTGTTTCAGGCGAACGCAGAGAGTCTAGGAAAAGCGCCCAATCGAGCGGCAACAGATGGTAGACAAGTTCTCGAGAAATGGTGTCGGACGCCATGCTCAGATCGAGCGTGGACAACTTTTGAGAATACGCTTTCCGCGCATTCTCTTGGTTGATAGACTGATCGTCTAGATCGACACCAAACCGCTTAAGCCGTCGTCTCATGTAGGTATGAACCCCCTGCTGGAGAAATCCATTGCCAGTAGGTTCTGCCGCTATGCAACGATCGGTTTTGGCGGATTTCGGAACAGTAAGGAACCTCGACCCTCTAACTATTTTAAAGTTAAGAGGTAAAAGCGAAAATGCGCCCTCGGGAATTACTCCGAGGAAGCACGCCGCCCAGTGAGGATCCGACTCGACAACCGCCCTCATAAAGGGTAGGGCCGAGCCTGTGACCGAAATGGCCTGGGAAATCTTTTTATCCGGAGTCGCAACCTCACGACGCATGTCGAAGGTCGCTCCGGGACCCCACTTGCAGTCTCGAAGTGCGGTAGGAAACTTCAAAACACCTAAGACGGCGGCAATTTTACGTCGGGCTCCAAAGAGAGCACACTCAACGCGACCTTCAAACGGTCGTAGCTGGGCAGTCTTAAAGCGTTGATTAGTCTCAGCGCACTTCGACTCGGAAAGTTTCCACTTTTCGAGGGCGACACTGGCAGTCTTAAAAGGAACCTTCAATCCCTTGTACTTACTCAAGTACTCGGTTATGAAGTAATCCAATTGGAACCGCTTCGTGTCATTACCTGCAATATCGGCGATTGGTAAATCCAAAAGATCTACCTGACTGTATTGAAAACACAGCCATACCGATAAGGCCCTAGGAGTATCGATGCGTTCGCACAACGACCGAACAACGGTCGTCATGACATCACTGTCTGTGCTTTTCATCAATATCCCTCGGTTAGTAAGGCGTGACCAAGTTCTCCACGAGCGCGATGTTTTGCGCTTCGTTAAGCAGGAGATAGGTCATTTTCCGCAGATCCTTACGGTTCTGCAGAGACGCCCTTTCCGGCAACACATATTCCACAAAACTACGTGGGACATATGAAACCGTCGGCGCGGGACTAATCCCGGAAACGGTATTATTAGTAACGTTTTCCAGGGTAGGCTCGTGCAAGCCGATAACCGCACGATAAGTTCTCTGAGCCGAGTTCTGTCCGGCAGACCCAGGGGCGGGGCGCTTCAGCTGATAGCTGATACGCCAATACCCGATAGGTGATGCCTGCGACTGATCCTCGAACCAGAAGACCCCATCGCGATCCGGGCCAAGAGGTACGAAAGTGTGGTTGACAGGGGTACCCTGTGCATCAGCCAACACAATGTTGCTTGCTGCCATGAGTTACCTCACTTGAAAGTCCATCACTGGACTTCGGGTTTACCTCTTCAGCAGTTGCCGAAGAAGCGCAGCAGCCGACAAAAGCCGGTTACTGCTTAGGTCCACCTTAAAGGTGGGGATCCTAGGGGCCGGATACGACGTCAACTTGGTACGTTGGAACCGACGGTCGCCTTCAACAACAGCGACACAGGGGTTCAAAACTACGAGCTTACCGCCAGGAGTAGTATAGGTACCCGATTTCTGGGTCTCTGTACCATCGTAGGCGTAAAGCTCACTAACATACCCTGATTTGAAGCGCGTTTTATACAAAAGCGCGGTTTCAAGGTTCCTTAAATAGGAACCGACGTCTACGAACCAATCGACGACGAAGGAGTACGGAATTAATTCCCAAGCGAGAGATACCGGGTTCAGACTTGACCACCTGGCCAAGTCAAAAGACGAACTCGGAACCTCAATTGTACAGCAAATCGTACACGCTTGACTCCCTTTACCCTGTATCGCTACAGGGATGTTGGCGCCGTAGAAGTATCGTATTGAAGAACCAAAACCCGGCAAGGGTAGCCTCACGGAAGCCTTCACTCTTTCGAGTGTGGCAACCACCTTACGGATACTCTCATCTGCGATACCGAAAACATCGCTCATAAGAGGTTTCCATCCATAAGTATATTGAAGCCACCCATTAGCTAGATCTCTCGTACCACCAACACCGCGCGCAGACGAGCCACCGCGAGCAAAGTTTACAACATTGCTCAAAGCACCCGTCATACGTATGGTAGACCTGATTTCGGCCAAGGAAACGCCTAGATCAAGTTCACCACGCACCTTGCGATTAAACTTCTCAAGGGCCATGTTGTATACGAGAGTTCGGTCCCATGTCGGTGACGGGATCATCTCCACGTTATCACCGGAATAGCCTGTCATCGTATTAGCAAAAGAAGTAGGGTTAGGGTAATTGTTATCTTGTGTCCGCCACTGACCCTTCCAAGTAGAGTTGGATCGACAAGTGTAATTCCAAGCGTTTGGATCTTTCATGTTTCCATGAACGATCGGACCTGGAGTAACGTTGAAGAACCACGCTCTAACCTGAGAAGGAGTCTTGTAGTAGATATAGATACCACTTGGCCCACCACCCCAGTTCTCGTACTGCAGATTTGTCGTGGATGTCCACAACTGAATGGCTTTCGCTTGCACAGGGACCTTTCAGGAAATCGGGGTCTGATGAACAAGGTAGACAAGCCACAGAACTAGCAAAGCTAGCGCCGTGGGTATATCTACAACAAATTTGTTCTTCATATCAGATCTCCAGCTAGCCACGGATCTCCTAGGAGAATCCGTAAAGTATCCGCTATCAGCATCAGGAGAAAGAGTAAGAACCGGTAGTCAATATTAACCAGCATCCGTGGTCACCTTAGCCTTCTTCTTAGGCTTAGGCGGGGGCTTTGTGCCTTCCGGTAGAGAGCTTTCGCTTCCTACTGAATCGGCACTCGCTCCACGCCAAGCTACCAAGATCGAGGCGAGAAGAACACGGAAAATCCGGAAGTATTGAAAACGGTTCATGCAAGTTCACCTGACGTTGGTTACCCTTCCTCCTCTCACTAATAGAACGCTCTACGAGTGATCTGAGATAAGTGCAATGCTGACTCAGTTGCAAGATGTAGTCCCGAGGCATAGCTGAAGCTGGGTGGATGTCATAAATGACTCCGACCGACTCCAATATGGACTCGAAGACCGCAATCTCGCACTCAAGTTTCGCACGCATCATCCCAGGTCTCATCTAGATCCTATAATAGTGAAGGGAAAGGGTGGAG